ATGCCACCCCATTTGGGCAGGATGTACAGGCGCAGCTCCCTCGCATACCGGCCTGCGGTGCCGGGTTTCAGATCAACCTTCGACGCGAGCCATTCGCCGGCCACATCATCCAGGACACGAAGCTCCTGACGAGGATCGCGGTAGCGTCCCCGCCTGATGTCGTCCTCCATGGCCGCGGCATATTCCTGCGCTTCGGCGAGCCTGGCGAACTGCTTCGCCCTCTGCACACGTCTACCGTCCTTGACGATGGTCCAATGACAACGCCAGCGCATCCCGACTCCATAACGGCTTTTACGCCACTTCTCAGGCACATTGGCCTTCATCGGATCGCGTGAGTTCGCCAAAGAGCGTTTGACCGCGCGACTCGGCGGATTGCCATCATCGTCATTCTTGAGCCACAGATCATCAATGGTCACTTTCATGGCGCTTCTTCCCACATGTTCTTCACCCCGGCGCTCGCGGTATGCGGGTGGTCGGGGTCATTTTTTATAAGGAATCCGAACGGGTATAAGGCTCTATAAACACGTATAAAGGCGTATAACTATTGCACGCACACGCCGGAATCATGAAGCAGCTGCCGATAATCCAGCAACACCTGCACGGTCACACCCAGCTCCGTGGCCATCATCCACGTATTGCCCTCGTACACCGTCTCGGCCATGCCGTAATCCACCGGCGATATCAACGCCAACGCGGTCTCCCTGCGGCAACGGCGCTCGCATTTGATTCCGTATTGGCTGCCACAGCCGGGGTCGTGGTGTCTGGCGTGGATGAGTTCGTGGCACAAGGTGCAGCGGCGTTGGAATCCGGCCAGCCGTTCGTCGAGGATGATGAGGCGGAGCGGATCGTAGTAGATCCCGCACCTGTCTCCGGCCAACCGGCGTTCCTCGATCCGGACTCCCAATGTTTCCGACCAGGATGTCAGGATGCGGTCATTCACCTGTTTCGGCATCCTCGTTCCTGAAGCCCGTTCCCTCGATGCGTTTCTCGTCGCGCTTCGCCCTGCGCTCAACCTTTTTGATGTCCTCCATCGCCGGAAGGTCCTCCGGCGCGATGCCACGGCTGAACAGGCTCTTTCGCACGGCCTTGTTGTTGTCCACATGCTCCCGTGTGATCGCCGACGTCCCGTGCAGGTCACGTTCCTGGATCCCGTAGTTCGTCATCTGCGTGGCGAGCTGCTTCGCAGTCACGGCGATCGGATGGAGCACATCGGCCAGCGGACGGCTCTTCGGCACATCGAGCTTGAATTTCATTTCCGTCGTGCTCATGCCGAACAGCGCCTGATCGCCGCGTGAACGGATCACGCCGAAGTCCTTCTCTCCGACCCCGCGCTTGTATGCGAGCGAGCTGAGCTGTTTCTCCTCGGCGGTCAACGCGTGCCTTCCCGCGATGCGCAGGATCTCGCCCATGCGCTGCTCCAGAAGCTCCGCGGTACGTGTCTGCACGGCGAAATAGCTTTGCAGCAGCGCGACCTCCTCTTTGCGTGGATCACCGTTCTGGGCCACCAGATAGCAGGCGTAACGGGTCAGCTTCACATCATCGATGGAACGGATGGCGCCGCTGCCAAGCTCGACGTCCCGTTTGGCATCGCGGAAGTGCGCTTCGACCGGCTGCCCGGCGTTCTGACATGCCGATCGTGCGCGCTGGATTACTTTTGCGAAGTTCTCCCATTTCGTATAGCCCATATACTTCATCAGTTCTCTTGCATGCCAGAATTCCACGCCATTCTCATCCTTATTGAGGAGCGTATCCAAGGACGCGGCGTATCGGGCAATGGTTTCCTTGTCCATATTCATCCTTTCCCAACCATTTTCCTGACGTCGGCAAAATGGTCTATTGCTAATGTTTCCAATGGTTTTTGGCCGGATTGCCGTTCACTGCTTGGCGGTCTTCACCACTGTGGTGGTGCCCATCGCGGTGGTCTCCCAGCTGACGCCGTCCGCCTTGGTGTAGGTGAAGTCCTTGGTGGCGTCCTGCGAGCCGAGCAGGGACGCCTGCATCGCCGCGGTGTCTCCCTGGCTCGTCCACTTCCAGTCACCGGCCTTGTCCGGCGCATTGTAGGAGCCCTTCCAGTACAGGCTCTTCGTATCGCCGTTGTCGCTGACCCACTGGACGGTGATTGTGTCGGCCGTTATCTCGGCTTCCATCCAGGAATCCGTGCTGCCGGAGTTGGTCTGCTTCCATGTGCCGGTCAGATTCGCAGGCTGTTCTACCGGCTTCTTCTCTGCCGGCTTCTTCGTCGTCTGCGATTGGCTCGTGCTGCCGGCGTCGGCGGTTTTGGCGTCACTGGCGTTGCCGCATGCGCCAAGCCCGAGAATGAGCAGACCGGCGACGGCCGTTGCGATTGTCTTCCTGTACATGGTTTCCTTCTTTCCTTGGTTGATTTGCATTAAAAATTCAATCTCTTGGCGTTTCCGCTTCGAGTGTCTTGTTCGGATCCTTGTTCGCGGCCACGTCATAGTCTTCCGGATGCGCGGCGATGCGATCCACCAGGTCATCGGTGATCTTTTGGCGCTCGCGGGCCTCGTAGGCGCGGGCGGCCTCGCTGGAGATTGACCCACAGGCTGCCGCGACCAGTGAAAGAGCGTCCGGAAGCCCAAAGAGTGGAGCGAGTCTGTCTAACTCGCTAATTGCCCAACTTCTTTTACCGAGTACTCGGTCGCTGACATAACCTTTTGATCGTCCTTCAAGAGCCTTGGAGAGGTCGGCCTGGGTAATGCCATTGGCTTCCATTGCTTGGCTGATATATTTGCAAATCACCAGATCGGTGCGTGTTGTGCTGCTATCCATAGCGATGACTGTATTCGAATTTTCGGGAAGTTACATCTTTACACCGTTCGGCGTGTCGAATTTGCCATACCGAATATTCGGGAGTACATTGAAAGCATGTTCACCGAATATCCGGTAAACGTCGAACAAAGTCCCGAATATTCGGGGAATGGAGGTGATGTGACAAGCAATGAATACGTGACACAGGCAATAAAAGTCAGGATGGCTCGACTTGGAATCACTCAATCCGACGTCGCCGACGCAGTTGGAATCAATCGGGTCGTCATGAATCGATACATGCGCAATCAACGGGAATGGCCGATTCGCGTTCTCGACAAGATTGCTCCGGCATTGAAATGGCAAGACGGTCTTGACATCTTCATTGCAGCAAATTCAGAAGAAAAAGAACCGCAATCAGCGCTCGCCAAATCATGAATCGAAAGGAAGGTGTTCTCACATGGAAACGATAGCGACCTGGTTCTCCATTGTCTGCGCGGTGGCGAGCATCATCACTGTCTGCATCAATATGTGGCTCAACGGCTAACGGCGCAACAGGAATCGCGCCATACGTTCTCTTCTAGTGGATTGGACGAAACCATGTATCTCAAGGTTATCGACGATTGGAGTCCCTGCATCATACTCCTTTTGGGTCACTCTGGTGGGTTTGCCGAGTGGAACGAGCTGATCCACGAGACGTTGCCCATCGACGATGTCCCATCGGAAATCCTGCTTGAGATATTGGGGCTTGCGGGTCGGGGAATCCATCCAATAGACGCGGAACCAGCCGCTTTTCGCCGGAGTAGTACCATCCAGGAAAAGCTTGGATTCCGGATCGTCGAGCGATGCGTAGACGGTTCCACGCGGTTCCACGAACGCGAATTCGGTGCCTATGTCTTTCGCTTGGCCGTGCGGCGTGTCCAGGTATTGGATTGCCTGCACAGAGCACCCAAAAGCGAACAGTTTAACTCCGACTGCCTGCATCTCGCCGTTGTTCGTCAACGCAAACATGTGACCGATCCCATCGAATTTCTCAAGATCGTCATTCGCGTCTTTCAGAAACCGATTGAAATCAGCGCGTCCCTCCTTGCCATGTATGGGGATGCAGGTCCAATGCGCAGCTGCCCTGCGCTGCCAATTGCGGAATGTAATCCACACATTGACAGCCAATGCCAGAAAAGACAAGGCAGGGGACAGCAATGTCAGCCATAAGGGATCGGTGCTCATAAATTCACTCCGCAATCAGTGGAACACGGTCAACGTGCACAACGATACAGCAGCAACACGTCATGGGAATGCATGACCACCAATGAAAACGATTCTAAGGAGAATCCAATGAACAATGAAATCCAGAAGTTCGATTTCAAGGGCGCGTCATTGCGCACCTTGACCGACGAGGCGGGGGATCCGTGGTTCGTCGCCAAGGGCCAGACGTACTTCATCCGCCGGTACTGCCTCCAGCCGTCGTTGGAAGCGGGCGCGTGATGGATGACAAAGAGGTGTTCGCCGCATTGGCGGCGGCGTTGAAGCCGATGAACACGACGAAGGATATCGCGGACAACTGCGGCATCAAGGAAGGCACCCTGGCGTACTGGCGTAGCGCGGGCATCGGCCCGAAGTTCGTGAAGGTGGGACGGACCGTCATGTATCCGAAGGAGCAGATGATCGCCTATTTCGCGCAACACCTGTACCAGTGCACGGCCGAATACGAGGAAGAGGTGGGTGCGTGATGACCGACAACGACTGGCATACCGATACCCCGTGGCCGGATCCATGGGAAGAAAAGGAGGACAAATGAACGCCATCCGCAAAGCCTGCGTCGAAGCGATATTCAGGGAATTGGAGGACGAAGGCGACGCCATCCGTCCGGCCTATGCCGACGGGTGGGACGACATCGAAGCAAGGCGTTCACTCGGTCACATCGTCGGATTCATCGACCTCGACGTGCCCGACATTGTGGACATCGTCATCGACACCATCAACAAGGAGCTGTGATGGAATCAATGCCTTTGGCTGTTGGTCAGGCACTGCTCGACTTCGTCGTTGCGTCTGGCGCCGAGCTCCGTAGTGTAAGCGACGTGGACCGTCACACGACAGGATCCACATCCGATGAACGCGAAGCCGGGTTGGGAGTTCAGACGGTCGATACTGGCCTGGTCTTCGAGTATCTGCTTGGAGAAGAACTCGCTTTCGAGCGCGACCTCTCCGAACGGCGCAACCTCGTCGACGTGCCGTTGCGCAACGGTCTGGTCTTTGCAACGGACGAACACGGACACGTCTCGTGCCATGTCGGGGCAATCGTTGACAAGGAAGACGGTCGAGGTTTCTCCATCGTATTCGACCCGCCACTTGTGGACCGTCTGGTCGGCGGTGACGGACAACGCCCGCTGGCTGATCGAGTTCGCGTCTGCAGCTATCTCGTTCGCCTTTCCTGCAAGGCGGTTGGCCTGCTCGGCGGCACGCTTCGATTCGACAGCGATCCGGTTGGCTTCCTCAGCCGAGCCGTTCGCCTGCTCCGAGAGCTTGTTGCCATGGCGCGCCTGGAACAAGGCGACACATCCGGCGACACCGCCAACCAATCCCGTGATGGCGCCAACGACGCCGGTGACCACATTGATATCCATTCCACCGATTCTAAAGCAGAGGCAAAACGATGAGAGCTCTTGCCCGCATCATCCTGCGACAGCTGCTGTTCGCGCTCTGGCTCGCCGCAATGTGGGTGCTGTATTGCACGCCGGCGTGCACGCACCCGATCGAACACCTCATCGCCGCGCCGTTCGCGGTGCTCATCCCGACGGCCGTCATCATGCGTCGCCTGTGCTCCACCCCCCGCTTCATGCGATGGCTGGACGAGCAACGGCAGTGAAGGACTTGGACGGTTCCGCACACATTGCGGCATGGACGTGGTTCGTCATGCGCGGCCATGCCGGAACCGCCCGCGCGTCAAGGAAAAGACGTTAAAACCAGCCGGACGGGTCATCTTCTCTCTTCTCCTCCCGTCCGGCCTTTCGCCGGGGCCCGCGACAGGATGCGGGCGCCATGGATCGGCGTGCTGAGGTCACGTCGGCGGATGGATGCGCGGTTCGAATCCGCGCCCCGGCACGACATCAATCCAAAGGAGGCAAACGTTGCCAAGCAAAACACCAAGCAGACCGGAAGGCGAGAAGTGGTTCGAATGGCCACTCACACCCGCCAGCGTCGGCATGACAGCCGCCGAACTGATCGGCGAACTGTATGAAACCATCAGCGCGCTCAACCGCGACCGTGGCTGGAACCTCACCATGGTCGCGCCGGCGCGCTTCGGCGAGATCGTCATCGACCGCGAGGCCGGATGCCTGCGCGCGAAATGCGCGTGGAAGGCCAAGGATCCAAGCCAGCTCGGCCCGGAACCGGCCGGATACGTGAGAGGGGAATGACATGGCTATCGGAGAGACCGTCATCACCATCGTCGGCAACCTCACCGCGGATCCGGAACTGAGAACCACCGGCCAGGGCGCGCAGGTCGCCAGCTTCACCATCGCAAACACCGCGCGCGTATACAACAAGCAGACCGGCCAGTACGAGGATGGGCCGGCGCTATTCATGCGCTGCTCGGCATGGCGTGACATGGCCTCGCATTGCGCGCAGAGCCTTGCGAAGGGCATGCGCGTAATCGCACAAGGCCGCCTCCAACAGCATTCCTACCAGGCACAGGACGGCACCAACCGCACCGTCATGGAACTGCAGGTTGACGAGATCGGCCCTAGCCTACGCTACGCCACCGCGCAGGTCAGCCGCATCGACCGACGGCCGCAAGGTCCCGTCTACGGCAATCCCGCCGCGCAGACGCCGACCGTCAACACCGGCGCAGGCGGCTGGAGCCAACAGCCGGCGCAGACACAGCAACCCGCCCAGCCGCCGG